TGCTTCAAAGCTGAACAGGCTGGATACAGTCCAATAGGTATAACAGACGGGGGCGGCTGTTTGAGCTGGTCAGTCGATATGTTAAAACAACTTAAAAGAACAGTATTAGTAGGACATTCAAAGAGATGGCTTGACGAAGTCAAGAAAGTAAATCCAAATATTCAAATAATCTATACAGGAAGGGAGAGTGATTAGTATGTATAGAGTGAACAAGGAGTACGGTACATCAGAAAATGTGTACCTTCAAAACACAGACACAATGGCAGAGATTAACTTAGGAAGAATAACACCAGGACTATTAAGAATACTAGAAGCAGACGGCTACAAGTTTGACGACACAGACGGAGCAGTAACACTTAAAGAGAAATGGACATTAAAAGTAAGTGACGAAGTTAAAGAGCAATTAAGAAAATTAGCAATGCCTATGAAGAAACCAATAAGAGACCAAAGAAAAGTAAAAGAAGAAAAGAAAGAAAATAAACAACCAGTAGACTTATTAGATATAATCTATGGGTTAGTTTAATAGAAAGGTAGGAGATAGATATGAAAGAAATTAAAAGAATAAGAATCAATAAGAACAGAGGCTGGAGAGGATTAGCAGAGCTAGTATGTGAAGACGAGGAAAGAAAAGTAGTACACAAAATGATATTCAGTTTTAGTCAACCAGTGTGGGAAGACTTGTTACAAGGATACATAGTTATCCAAGACGAAGACAATTATTTTATATTAAACTTCGATAACATAGAAAGTCTACCAAAACCTACACAACAAAGAAGTGTGTTAATTAAATCATTCTTAGGTACAGTAAAAAATATTACAGTACAGCCAAAAAGTGAACAGCCTGATGTATTAAGCGACGACTACGACAGAATATATCACTTCAAGAAAAATAGAAACAACCATACAACCAGTGATTGGAATTGTATAGGTATAAGAGTAATACCAGAAATATAAAGGAGGTAATGAATTATGAGAATAGCAAAGAAAGACATTGAGAGATTAACATATGTAGAAAAGGCACTAGACACAAAAGAGAATCATTTAGCGAAGGTTGTTCACAATGTGCTTCAGGAATTAAATCCAGAGTTTGTCTACGTAGTAGACGAAGAAGGATGTTGGGATGGAGAGCAGACCCATCACACAGAAGTATACGCTTCCTTCGGGGACGCACTGAACAGTTTTAAGAATCTGGCCAGAGCAGCAGCACTTGATATGGCCGAGTGGGTCCGTGACCCAGGTGAAATATCCGAAAGTGAACAGATTGATGAGGAGAAGCAAACAGCCAGTTACGAAATATATAAGACAGGCTACCACGTATACTTCCACGATACTATAACAATAACAAGGAAAGAGGTGATATAATATGCCAAACCACGTAATGAATAAATGGAAGATTTCACACATACCACAAGATAAACTTCAATATGTATTAGATAAGTTGACAATGATTACAGACGAAGGAAATAGAATTATAGATTTTGATTTGATCATACCAGAGCCAAGACTCAAAAAGGATTGTCCAGCAGACTGTATAGTGAACAAGGACAGCCACGTGATGGAAGAAAAGGATAGACCTTGGTTTGACTGGTACACTTGGAGAAACAAATACTGGAATACAAAGTGGGGTGCATATGACGGATACACTCATACAGGTAAGACATATATAATAATGTACTTCCAAACAGCTTGGTCATTCGCATATCCAGTGGCAGAGAAGCTGGCTGAACTAGGATACGATTTAGATTTCCAATATGCTGACGAGGACTGGGGTGCAAACTGTGGCCGATTACAATATAATGCAAAAACTAAAGAATGGACACGCTGGAGTATGGACGAACTAAAACCAAATCCAAATGCTTGGGCAAGGAGGTTATGGAGTGATGGATAAAGTGAACAAGATCAGAATGCCAGGAAGACCTGGTAGTGTAACGGTATTGACATACTACCAAGTATGTGATATAATATATGGAAGAAAGGAGGAATTGGTATGTTTGAGAAGATAGTAGGACAAGACAGAGCCAAGAGAGCAATAACAGACTGGTACAAATATGAAACCCAACCGCTTCTAATCTATGGTACATCAGGTTATGGTAAGACAATGTTTGCAGAAAGTTTAGGAGCTAAAACCGTGGACACAACCCAGATGAGAGGCGACAGGTTGAACAGTATGTTGAAGCCAATCAAGGAAGCTGAAGACGGAGACATATTATTCTTTGACGAGATACACAGTCTTCAACCAAAGATACTCGAAGGATTATACAAGATAATTGATAAGGGTACATTTTACGATACAGACTTATGTATGGACTTAGAATTACCAAAGGCAAGGTTTGTATTCGCAACAAATATATTAAGCCCTTTACCAGAAGCATTTGTTAATCGTTGCAAATTTGTAGAGCTTCAAAATTATACTGAGGACGAATTAAAACAAATCGTACATAATGTAAACCCAGACCTAGACGAAGCGGCATTGCCAAGTATAGTGAGGGCGGCTAAGGGTGTACCTCGTACAGCTTTAAGTTTAGCCAAATCTATGAAAAGTGCAATCAAATCAGAGAAATTAAAAACAGCAGGTGAAGCGGAAGTGAACAGTCTTCTTGACTCAAGGTTTGCCATTAACGGTGCAACAGGGTTAAGCGATAAAGAATTTCTAATTATGCAAAGAGTAGCTGAAAGAGGAAGACTATCTACGAGTGCAGTAGCCAATGTATTAGGGTGCAGTATTCACGACGCAAAACATTTATATATTGAGCCATTAAGAGCGAGTGAGTGGTTAGCTGTATCTAATCAAGGTGTTATTATGGGATACAAAGGACATAAAAATTATAGACTATTTGTAAGTAAAAAAGACGGGGAAGCCTAGAGCTTCCTCTCTATAAAAAGAAAGGAGATATAATTATGAAAATATTTATAGTAACAAGTTTAATTGAAAGTCAAGACGATGGAGCAGAAGTTAATATAGTAGGAGTAAAGAAAACTCTAAATGAAGCAAAAGAATTATTAAGCGAGGTTTTAGACGAAGCAAAAGAAATGTATGAGGAAAACGACATAGGTTATGATACAGAAATATATAACGATTATGCTATTATCGAGCAGGTTGACGGAGAAGAAAGAATTGAATATACTATATTTGAAGATGAAATATAAAGACTGGGAGGCTTAGAGCCTCCTATCTTTCGAGCCTATGCCCAGAACAAATGTTCTTATAGGTGTGTCGCGTATGTGGTTATTTTACCCCGGCGTGTGTTAAATTTACCCCAGCGTTGTTCACTTTTTGGATTACGCTGGTGAAGGAAAGGAGATAATTTTATGAATTATTATGAATTATTAGATGAAAAAGCAAAACTTGGATTAGACAAATTCAAATATGAGTTGGAAAACAACCCATTGTTTGATGGTTTATTATGGACAGAGCTAAATGAAACAATTGGTGTGGCAACTGAAATCGTAATCGAGACATTTGATAAGGAAAACTATAACACTGAATATCTAACCAGCTATGAATTCGATAATAACGGAAAGTTACTGTAAAAAAGTGAACAACCGGACGGAATGCCAGGGGATCATTTCACAGCCCCTGGTAATTTTTTAGATCAGTGAATTCTGTTCACTTTGGTTCGACAGTTTTCGACAAAAAATTTTAATTTTTATATATTCACATTTTACCCCAGTGTGATTAAATTTTACCCCACGGGTGTTCACTTTTGGACAACACGTTTCTTGGTGTTGTTGAAGAATTTTTTAGATTTCCTGTTGCTCTGCTTTCTAGGTGTTGCTCTGCTAAAAATTGTTTATAAAAAAAGCAGAGCAACGCATTGTAATTGTTATAGGGTCTACTTTCTACCGTTTCCGTTCAGTCGAATGATACGGTCTTGCAAAAGCAGAGCAACAGAGCAGAGCAACGCCCTCTATCCCTATATATCCCTCAATGACATAGTGTGATGTTGCTCTGCTGTTGTTAAATCTATTATTATCTATATATTTTTGATTCATTGGAGATGTTTGTTTTTCATAAAAAATATATGCTACAATGTATTTTTAATACGAGCAGAGCAACAAAACTCTCAAATACTATATATTTCAGTGGTTTCCGCCGTTGCTTTGCGCAGAGCAACAAACTTCCATTTGTCCTCACTTGTACTCAAATTGCAGAGCAACACTATCGTTTATCACATTTTGCCACACTTTACCACATTACATTTTATACTCTTTTATACTCTAATTATCACATTTTATATTCTCACCAACACACTGCCCCACACTAAAAATTTACACACTATTACCTATTGACAACACACTACCGAGTATGATATACTCACTATATAAAAAAATTTATAAACAATAGAAAGGAGCAAATAATTATGGCTAAAAAAAGAATAAACATTACTGTTTCACCAGAGCTAATTACTAAATTACAAGAGGAGGCTCACGCACACTATCGCTCATTGTCAAACGAAATCGAGTACAGACTTATGCAGTCATTCACAACCCCAGCGTCTCAACAAATTACCCCAGCACCGTTCACTCCAATCACAACTCCAGAAAATCCAACAGGCGGGAATATTATCACAGCCGACGGCACGACACATAAAAAGCACCCACTTATCTGGTTGCAAGAGAATAATATCGACCCAATGGACACTTCACACGACACATATGAACGCTTCCACGCTATCTTCCCAGATGTGAATATATTAGAGTTCGACAGTTATCAACAATCACGCAGAAAATAAAAAGACCGGGATATAATCATATCCCGTTCAAATCAATACCGGGAGGGACACCAGTCCCTCTCTCTTTTTTTAAACTCACACCAAATTCACGTCCACCGGGTGTATTGTGTATCCTCTCGTGTTCACTAACTAATACACAGACCAGATTTTCTATCGTGTTATTAGTCTTAACCCAGTCCACGTGGTGGATAACGCAACCGGGAGGAACAGCTACCCCCGCTTCTGCTTCCCACATAGCCACGTGAAGTCTCTTTCTATCTCCAGAGGTACAAACGTAGTACCCCGTCCTCTTATCTTGCCTGTATTTTTTTCCCAAATACAACACTTGGTCAGCTCGGGTCTTCACGTCACGCCTCTTATTATTGTTCAACATATCACCAATCATATTTATTTCGCCCCTTCGTCACCACCTAGTCTTTTTTCAACTAATAATTGTTTTAATCTTACGTTTTCAGCGTGTAAATCGTCTATCATATGGTTCATTTCGTCTTCGTGAGCCTTCATATTTTCTATTTTATCTAATAACATCATTACTATTTGCTCCCAATGATAACCGCCCATAAACTCACCTCCATTACAACAAACTTCTTTTACTTCCAGTAACAGCTCTACCAGACCACAAATCAACAGTCGCATAACGCGTTGCGTCTATTCCGTGGTCATTAACCGTAGGCCACTCTTGAATTATTATTTCTTTACCACCTATGTCTCTACGCAAAAACTCAGCGCCAACAAACTCAGCCCAACAACCAGGACAACGCTCACTATCAATCCAGATTTCCTTAACGTCTCCATAGCCACCAGTTAAGAACTGATATGATACGTCTCTCGAACCAC